CCGAATCGAACCCAGCATCGATCAAGGACAAATCTGACGAAGCGATTAAAAACACCCTGTACCATTCGGGCTCGGTGCGCGTGAAGACGGCAGTACCATCCGACACGGTGGAATTTGATGTTGCGTACCCTGACGGCTGCGAAGAACCGGAAGTTCCAGCGGTGGTGCACTCCCACCACCAAGGTGAAGAAGTTACTTTAATCAAATCGCCAAGGCTGTAAGCCGTGGAATTTGCCCTGTCGGCTACGCTTGTCTCTAGCGTCAAACCTGACGGGAACCCGCCAGCGTCTGTTCCTTGCGCCCATGCCGCATCAATCTGTTTCGTTAGGCCCGTACTGAGCACAAGAAAGGCTGCATTTGTGCTGTCAAGACACGCACCGACTGAAATGTCAATATCGTGTGATGGGTCAGACGAGTTGTTTGACAGAAGAAGACCATAATGAGATGACCCTAAAACGCCAAGAGTCGATGCCAATCCGGATGGGGTGACAGCCGCCGATGCCTCGGAGCATCTTTTCGTTTCCGCCGAGGTGGCGTAGCGCGTTTTCCCCTCGGTCGACGTTGTGGCAGGTGTTGAAATGGTGATGGCGCTGTTTGCAAGCTTGCCAAGAGCGTAGAGGTTCGCGCCGTCGCTTGCTACGGAAACGCTTTCAGACTGCACGGACATAGTATAGCTTGGTCCGCCATCAATCGTTTCCGCTCCGGCAGGGGCAATCGTAACGGTATTGGTATCGTCCGTTTTTTTTGCAACGGTGATCGGATACGTCATGTCCGACGCCGCAGGCATGGTTACGGTGACATTACCAGATGTGGTGTCGACAAGATAGGAATCAACATCCGTGGTTGCAGTAAAATCGGCAGTTTTCGTTTCCGTGGTGTAGGATGTGCGCTGCAAATAGACATACTCGAACGTGGCAAGCACCACATCTTCCGAATCGAGCAGTTTAATATCGTACCAACCATCCCCGTACACCTCGGCACGCCCGTTGGCGTCCAGTGTGACTTCTGTCACGGGCTCAGTCTTGTCGCGGTCCGTGTAGGCGTTTTTGGTGGACGACGTGCCAGGGATGTAAAATTGCAGTTTGCCGCCGTTTAGCGAGTTGCCGGAATTGTCGCGGAACCCTGCCAGTGCGGCTTCAAAATGTCGTGCGCGAGTTGCCATTTATTGAAACCTCGGGATGAAGTAAACAGCGGTGTTTTCTGTGTCGTCTTCGAGCAATTCCTGTTTTAGCTGTCCTGCGATCGCCGCTATGTCTTGCGGGATGCCACCAAAGGCGGGCCCGACTAAAACGGCAAGGTTATAAACAAGCGCCATCAACCCTTCCGGTGGGAAGTCCGGCTCGTCACCTTCGCTGTCCAGGTCTTCCAAAGCGCGTTTGACGGTCAGAATAAGGGTGGTGTTGGAGGTATCTCCGGTCGGCCAGACGTAGATCGTCCCGCTGGTTCTTTGCCGGTCGTAATAGACCATGTTCGCCGGAGCTTGTGTGCTTTTGGTCGGCAACGCCATGTATTCTTCGCGGGAAACAACGTCAACCGGCACCTCGTTCCCCGATGTGTCTTGCCGCCTTGCCGAAACGATTTTAAGAGGACGCGGTTCGTCAATCGTTAGGCTGTTCCCAATTGCATAGGACTCTGTGCCGGGGACCAGCGTGACGGTAACGTCCTTGGTCGGCCATACCATCATTTTCGGGGCCCACTGCTTGACCATCATGTCAAGGAAACGACCACAAAACGCTAATTGGTGCGTCTCTGCGGCTTCCTGCGCCGCGATGACGTTCAGCAGCAACAAGGCGTCGTGAATGATTTGGTTGCGTGTGGTGCTAAAATCGGTGCTTCCGGAAGTGCTCACAGGTCAGCCTCCGTAACGTCGCCGGGAGATAAAAAAACGTCCGCAGGGCGCGGACGCGGGTCTTTTACAGCGGTTCTGTCGCTGCGTGCTCTTACGCCCTCTTGCGGATGCCGCCCGTCGTTTTGACCCCGGCGCACCATCAGCCCGTCATAGGTCTTGGAGGCCCGCGAGCGACGGATTTTCAGCCCTGTTATGTCGCATATAAGCCAATGATTACCGGGGATATAGGTCATTTTTTGTACGCCTCAATGCGAATAAATCCGTGGCCCGTCGAGCCTAAGCCTGTCGTTGCAAGGAGTACGTCGCCGGTCTTGCCGGTGCCCGCAGTGTTTTGCAGGGGAGCGCCGACAATACGAAAATCTATGCCGCCTTCTCCTTCCGGCATCACATAGGCTTCAACGTCCGTGTCCGCGTCCCACAGCAGACGCGCCGAAAAACCGTCCAGCGAGTAATAAATCTTCTCAATCGCCACAGCAGAGGCTACAGGAGATAGCCCGGAAACGTCGATCAAAGACGCGCCTGTTTCGTCGCCGCTGCCGTCCCCGGTGATTTCCACTTCCAGCACATATTTCCGCGAACCGTCGAGGCGTTCCGTTTTTGTAATCGTGTTTGCCATTTAGCCACCTTACGATGCGATAATGCCTTGGGTTTCGAGTGCGGTCAGGATTTCTTCAATCTTCGCCGCCAGCGATGCAACTGCGTTCCGGACCTCGGCTTGGTCGTAGGTTGCACCAATAGCGGCAATAGTGTCGGAGGCGGTACCGCCGCTGTTATCCGTCAGCCCAGTAACAGCCGAGCCCTGGGCCCCAATTACCTTGGTGCCTCCGCTGTGAATTTCACAGGTGCCGGAATTGTCCACGACCTCAAAGGTTGCTCCGTCTGGTCCGGATAGCTTAAAAAGAGTTTTGGACATGCGTTGTTCTCCATGTGGCGCGGGGGCCGTAGCCCCCGCTATGTTGCAAGTTATGCTCCGGGAGTCCCGTAAATGGAGCGCCAGTCTACCCAGCCAAAGGCGTACCGCTCGACGGCGGCGGCTTTAGCGTTCTTGGTGTCGAAGTCATTATCCTGCTCGAACTCCATGGGCATACGTTCCTGATAGATCAAACCTTCCGGGCAGTTGGTCTTGATGAACCAAGCGTCGGAGTCGGTCAGATAGTGATTCAGGACGATGCCTCCGGGCAGAGCATTGGTGGCTTTCAACGCGTTCACGGCGTTGTTGGCGGTGTCGTTCTGCAATGCCGACTTCAGGATACGGTTGGCCTCGTAGAACAGCGCCGGAGGAACAATGAGCTTTTCGCCTTTCAGCGCGATACGCAGCCCTCGAGAGTTTTTGGCCTGCATGATTTGGATCATCAGGTCTTCAAGAGCCGCTTCGCTCAGGTCGGCAGCGGTGGACAGTTCGTTGCTCTGCGTGCCGTCAAGGGTCGGGTGGTCGGTGGCAAGCAGTTCTTTGCCGTCGCCGCCCGTATAGGAACTGTTGAAGCCCCGGTTAAGGACATTCGCGCCCACGGTTTCCTTGGTCTGCCGCATGGAAAAGGCCAGCGCCTTGGAGCGACGCTTGGACACCATTTCGTACAGGTTGTCCTGCAACTCTTCCATCGTCACAACATACCCAAGAGCATAGGTCACGTTGGTAAGCCGGGACGTAACACCCTGGCTTTCCGAATCGTAGGAAATGCTTCCGCCCTGGTTCTTCACGGGGGCAAGACCAAAGCCGGTCAACTCGGCCCGCTCTTCATAGGCACGGTTGGATGAATCCCGGTCAAAAATTTTGCTGTATTCTTCAACGTGCTCGTCGTACATGCGACCGAACCACGCCTTCACCCCAGGCCACAGGGCCTTGGGATGGTTGCTGGTATAAATTACACCCATTTATTTACTCCTTAAGAAATGCCGGTAGTGCCGTCAACAAACTGATGGTTGTTCAGCTTGACCAGCCACTTGGCATAGTTGCCAATAGCGTTGTCTTCGCGGTCGGCCAGCCGCACGATCTGGAAATCGAGGGTTGCGGTAGTGGCCGCAGTAGAAGAGTCGATTTCGAGGCCGGAAAACGCGGTTACGGTTGAACCGCCGCCGTCGATAAAGTTGGCGTTCAGGCCAACGTCGGTTGCCGCCAGCGCACCGCCGTCGCTGTCTTCCTGGATCTCGAACAGTAGATTCGGATCGTCTGCCACAAACACATAACGCCCGGTAGAAGCCGCCCGGTAGCGGGTAGAGTCTGCGGTTTCCGGCTCAACGCCCACCACGACACCCACGAACACCTCTGTAGACGAGGCTTTTGCAACGGTAGGAATGCCGCGAGCGTCGGCGGAACCGGCCAGTTTAACAGGATCGCCAATATACACGGCGGTATTATCGGTAGCCGGGATGTAGTATTTCCCGCACTTACCGTTATAGGGGGTGCCGTCGAGGTACTTGACAGGCACCAGCCCTTTTGCAACATCGGTATTTGCCATTATTTACGCTCCAAAAAGAAAAGAGGCCGGAGCCTCTTATGGTTTGTACGAAATGTCTTTTACGTAGCGCCCGTCTTGACCGGGCTTGGTGCCGCCGACTGACCCGCTTCTTATCTGCGCGTCAATCTCGTCCACTTCTTTTTGTTTTTCCGCTTGGTCTTCCTTGTAGAACTCCTCGTCTATCGCCATCAGATAGGCGCGTAACGGCGTGCCGTCCTCCTTAGTGCCGACGACGCGGGACACTCGTGAGCCCATGTCGCTGTTGCCGTTCTGGCCATCTCCGATCTTCTCCTTGCCGTCGCCGTTCACAAACGCATATCCGCCGTCCTGGGCATGCTGGACGCGCCCGTCTGCTGTATCATTAATCCAACGCATCCGTTTTCCGGGATAACGCCCTTTGGTGTCGGCATCAACGGTCATCTTGGCGCGGGTTGCGCCCAAAGGTACTCTCTCTTTTCGGTCTGCCTTACTGCGTGCCATATATGCTCCTTAGTCCCACTGGTAGTGTTTCATGTACTCTTCTTTGCTAAACCCAGGTATTTCCTTGACAAACCGGTCGCATTGCGCCTTGGCGTCGGAAGGCAGGTCGTTATAGCCACGCCCCTTGGCCTTCGGGGGGCTTCCTGCGCCTTCAACGGCTTGGGCTGTGCTGCGCTTCGGATTCTCGAACTTCTCAGGAAACCGCGCCTTCACCTGCTTGGCAATGTCCGCATACACTTTGTCAAGCGGCTTGCGGATGCCTGAGTTCATCATGCGGGTTCCGATGAAATCCGCGTATTCTGTCAATTCGGGGTCGGATGTGTACCACGGGTTGGCCTCCAGAAAGTCGTCGAACTCAGGCGGCGGGCCTTGCGGCGTCTCTTTCGTCTTTTTAGGCTCAGGCGGCGGCGACTTGGTGAGCTCGTCAATCTCCCGCTCTGCGGCTTCGAAAGCTGCCGTGTCGCCCGTCTCCACGGCTTCGCGCTGCTTTGCTTTCAGGTCGTTGAACGCTTTCTGGTAGGCACGCTGCTCAGACTTTGAGTAGTATTGCATTAACTCCTGAACCGCCTCGCCCTGCCTTTCAAGTTTGGCGTTCATGGCTTCAATATCGCGAACCAGCTTTTCGTTCCGTTCCTTGAGAATCGGGGTAATTTTCTTCCCGCGCTCCACGAATTCCTCTGCGCTGCGCCATTTCGCCGGGTCTCCCTTATACTCGTCCTCAGGAACCCACCCTTGCGCTCGTGCTTCCCGCTCGATCGTGTCTGCTTGTTTTTCTTCGCTCATGCACTCACCTCTACTGCCGCTATGTCCTTGTCGTTAATCAGACGGTAAACTTTGCCTTCTTGGTTGACCTGATACCCGGCATATTTTGCCATATACACCGTGTCGCCTTCGTGCGGGATGCGCCCTTTCCAATCTTCAAACGCATTCCCTCCAACAGCGACAACTGTCGCCTTGCACTGTGCAATCTGGTCCTTCTCTTTGATCTGTTCAGGGATGAAGATGCCGCCTTCGGTCTTGTCTTCCACCACTTCCGGCAACACAAGCACTTTATATTCGACGGGCTTAATCAAGGTCTGCCACCTCCATTTCCAAAAACTTGTCCATGCCTTCGATGATGCCCAGCGCCTTGGCGTATTGCTGCATGGCCTTGTCGGTGCTAGGCAAGTTCAGGTGGCAGCCCGTCAGGATATTGTCCTTGTGCCATGCCTGGTGTTGCTTCAACAGGTGGTAGATTTTGGCCGTTGTTCGGTTGCCCTTCCATGCCCTGAACTCCTCCGCCGTTAGCGGGTCTTGGCTGTACTCCTGCTCTGTCATGCTCCATCCTTAACTGTTCGAGTTGCGTCCGGTACTGCTCTAACTGTGTTCCGGCCTCCTTGGCCTCTGCCTCGGCAATAGATTTCACTGCGTCGGCGTAAATCTTCGCTATCTCGGCTTTCGTCTTCTCTGCGTCTACCCGTTGCTGTGCGGCTTTCAGTTCAAGCTCCATCGCTTTAGGGTCCGGCCCTTGCTGCGGCGGGTCGGTAATGAGGTTCTCGGCACCCTCTATCTGCAACGATTCCAGGTACCGCTTGCGGATTTCCTTCTGATTGATAAACGGGTCGTTGGCAAACTGCAACAGCGCTTGCGCCTGCGCCATACGTTGAGCGGCGGTAACAACGCTGGGATCGGCAACCGGTACCACGTCCAGAGAATCATCGTAATCGTTGCGAGCGACCGCTTCTTCTTCGTCCAGCACGCGGAAATAGGCTTGCTCCGGCAGGTATTTCTTGTTCAGCGCATAGATTTTGCCGAATTCCTGCTTGAGGCTGCGATAGATACGCTTGTAGATGGCGCTGAAAACCTTTAAGCCCTGCTCCAGCCGCGCCATAGTGGTGGTGGCGGTTTCGTTCTGCCCCTGCTCCCCGGTCATGATGTCCTGCACCGACGATATTCGCTTGCCAGCATCCACCAGGAACGTAAGCAGGTTCAGTAACGCCACAGACGGGCCAGGGTAGTTCATCGGCACAATGGAGTCGCGTAGGCTCGCTCCGCTGGCGTTTTCGGTCGGCACCCACTGCCCAGGAGCCATGCGCACGTTTCCGCCACGCACTTTAAGCCCCCGCGAAATAAACCCTCCCTGCATATTGGCCAGGGTTCCGGCGTCAAGAAGCTGATTGGTGAGGGTGTCTACGGCGTTGGAAATGCCGAACATTAACTGCCCAAGCCCAAGATCATACCCTGAGCCATCCGGAGAGGGAATAAACCCAAACTTGGTGTAATATTGCAACGGCTCGATGCGCAGCAGCTTGGCCTTTTTGGTGTCAAACTCCGGCACATCCAGTATCGGCGGGGGCGGGGGATGGACTCCCTGCTCCAGCATGGCGCGGGATTGCTGCTCGTATTGCACCATGACCTGTCGCGCCTGCTGCCGCGCCTCGTCCAACATGCGCCGCACCTTGCCGAGGGTTATTTCCTGCCCCTCGTAGCGGACAAGAATGCCGTCCGCGTCATAGCGTGGGACAATCCTCAATACCTGTTTGCTCTCGCGATGCAGGGTCACAATATACGGTTCTTTGTACCCATCCTCGTCGAGGTCCAGCAGCCTGTGCTGCTCTAAAATCTCCTGCGCAATGTCTTTGTCAACGTCCTGCCCCATGCCGAGGTCAACATCCCGGTAAATTCCGGCGCGTACCCGCTCCTCGATCTCCTGCGGATACAGGTCAATCATTTCCGTGATGCGTGGGGCGCGGCTAAACTCACAGTGGTAGCCGTAAACCACTTTGTCCGCTTGACGCCAGGCGGACACATTGCGTTGCAGTGTGGTGTCGAAGTAGGTTTTTTTAAACGCGGTCCCGACAATCGGCAAATACAGCAGCAGTTTGTCGGTGTCCTCGTCCCACTCAATCATCTCCTCGGCCAGCTGCCAGCTCATATGCCTTGCGATACGCTTCCCCTTGGCGTCCTTGCTGGAATCGCCCCGACCAATGACCCGAGCCTTAACCATCTCGCCGGATTTGACAATCTCCGGATAGGTGCGCGCATTGAACTGGATGGCCGCTTCGGTAATCAGCGGGTATTTAATGTTCGCTGCGTTCTCCCACGGGAAATTCTTTTCTTCGACCGTCTGCTTCGCCAGGTCAATAGCGGCTTGGGTGCGTTCGCGCCACTCGCCGAGGCTGGCGTAATCCGCATCGAAATCCTCAATGCAGCGGGTCGCAATCTCGGACAGCCGGTCGTCGCCGAGTTTGCCGCAGAGGTTGACCGTATCCGCGTTGTCCAGCAAATATTGTATACTCATGATGCCCTTGCGTAGTTTTTCGTAAGTTCCGAGTAAAAAAAGGAGATCAATACCCACCTACAGAGTTGCGCCCGCCGTCGTTGCGGAATTCCTCGAACTCGTCCCAGTCCGAGTCGTTATCGTTGGTCATTAAATCCGCGTTACAGCCGATGTATCGGTAATTGTCTGCACCATGCGACGCGTCGTCATGCACAGGATCAGATGCCGCCCCAGTTGCCTGGTTGATATGCCTCCGGTATCGCTTGAGCGATTCGATCAGCGGCGCGGCGCGATCCCGGTCAAAATAGGTCTGCGGAAACACTGTGCGAGCGTTGCGGATGCCCTCCTCGACTGACAGCGCATGCAGTTTGATGACCTCACGCGGCACCACGTCCCATCCTAACGCCCGCATGGTTTCGGCGGTACTGCGCGGCGCATTGATGGTGGTTGTAAATCCGTCGTGCGGCAGAAACATTTTGCCCCAGTTATATGGGCGTGTGCGAAGATCCACTGACAGGGAATTGAGGTTAAAGTGCGTCCCGGCGATGCAATCGATTACCATGATAGCGCTCATGTGTTTCTGCACCATCGAGACGAACAGCGAATCCCCTTTGCCTAGGTCGAAAATGACATGCACCTTTAACAGCGGATTATACGGCACGTTGCAGATGCGCCCTTCGGCCTCCGCTTTTTGAATCTCATGATAATAAATCGCGCCTTCCACCGCCGGGCGGCACTTGCCCTCCCAGATATTTTCGTAATCGTCGGGCTGTTTGCGCTTGCATTCTAAGCGCTCCTGGTTGAGTACATCGTTAAACCAGGGGTTGTCGCTCCAGTTGATGAGAGCATTGATGCAGTTGTCCGGCTGATTGACGGTAAACCGCTGATGGGTTTCATCGGTCTCCAACTCGGGGTTGTACGATACCCAAATCTCGGAGCCGTCCTTCCTGATGGTTGGCAGCAGGATGTCCCAGGATTTTTTGCTGATCGTCTGCCCCTCCTCGACCCAGCAATAATCCACCCCCTCATATGATTTAATGGTATGCGCGGTGTGGCTAGACAGGCCGGTGAACGAAAACTCGGTGCCGTTCGCGCCGCGTATCTCGGCATCCAGCACGTTGTAAAACGTCCCCATGCCTAAATGCCCGATTTGATCCTTGAGCAGCTTATGCACAGAGTCTTTGATGCTCTTTTGTACCTCACGAGCGCACAGCACACGGATAGGCCGCGACGCGCCTAGTGTGAGCAGCGCCCGCGCAAATGACCAGGATTTACCGCTGCCGCGTCCGCCACGAGCGACTTTGTACCGCACCCGCTCAGTGAGCAGAAACAGCAGTTTTTCGGGTATCTCGACATTAATCTGCATCAGGCACCTTGACGGGCACAACAGTTATTTGTATCGGTCCGCTATCCGCTCCGGTGATTTCGTGTTTGTCGGTAAACAGCTTGATGTGCTTGCCGAGCAGCTCCGACCCTTTAAAAATGTTGGCCGCGTTCTTCTCTCGGTCGTTTAACAGTGCCTCCACCGTTTCGCGGATGGTGGTCAACACATAGTCTGCGGTTATCTCGGTCCGCCGTGTCCTCTTTTCTTGCGCTTCTCTAATAGATGCAGCCACCCTAGTTTTGCCTAGCAACTGCGAGCCTATTTTGTCGGCGTTTTTTTCGCTGTATCCAGCCCGGATCGCAGCCTGTGTCGCGTTAAGGTCGATTAGGTATTCCTCGACAAACCGCTGTTGTTTTGGCGTCAGCGCCATAACCCAAACCTATTCATATTCCATAGTTGTTATCGCCTGATGTAGCAACACGCCGAGCAGGTCAACAAATTCTTCGTCCTGGTGTAAAAACCCTCCGATTTTACTATTTATAACACCCCCGGCGTAGTAGCAGAGGAAATGCGAAAGTTCGTGGCAAAATGTCTGTTCATACGATGCGCGGGACACCTCAAAACTATCGGATATCGGTACAAGCTCAATTTTGTGTTTATCGTAGCTTGCACTGCCAGACCATCCCCGTTCCCATTGCAGTTTTGGATTATCAACAACATCTACGGTTGCGCCAAAAAGTTTAAAACGCTTCGGTACCTTCATTACTTCTTCCTCCGCGCCATCTTGTTCCCACACTCCACACCGTGGCACATGCACCGCCGTCCCTTATCCATAAACCGTCCCGCTGTGCAGTATGTGCGGCAGTAATCGGGATCAATTTCGGAGGGGTTCAAATTATTTTCAACTTTCTGCATTATTTGTCTTGACACCTGTCATGACGATGGTATTATATAGACAACAGGATGACACAACAACTCACGGAGGAAGAGATGAAAAAATTAACTGTTTACGCAAACGACCAAATCATCGAAAACGAAGACGGAACTTACGAATGGATATCAAACTCAGGAGAAACGGAAACTTTTCTTGATGCCAGTGACCTTCTTAATTTTGCTGAAGAGGATGAGCCACAAACATACGACACTATCGAAAAATGGATTTCAAACAAATGACAGCTTACCAATTCAAAAAAGCCCAGCCGAAGCTGGGCTTGACCAACGCTAAATGGCAGAACTGCTGCAGGATGCGAAAAATGGATAACCCTCTAACCCCGTACCCACTCCAGCGGGAGAAAATGCTAATGACCGACAACCGCCGCACATACCGTATGCAGCCGCTAACGCTATCACAGATCAAGGAGTTGCGCCGCAAACTCGGTATAGACTCCGATGCCAGGGTGATAGCGTTAGCGATTGACAGGCTTGCACAACGAGAACTCAACCAAGGAGGCAACAAATGACCACCTACACCATCCCGCAGAAAATGAGTGGCACCGGCAGTATCCACGATATAGCCAGCGACCTGTTTGACCGCGAAATCGTTTTCGCCCCAAGCTGCAAATTTGCCGTCGTTCTGTCTGCGTACTACGGAGGCAAGGGGTACACGACACACAAAACGGAGGCCGCAGCCATCGCCGCCAGTAGAAAAAACTCTGACTACAGCCACAAGATCATCGACGCCGAAGGACGGGAATATCTAGTCGTTGGCGACAAATTGAGACTTGCGTAATGTGCTAAATAATTTGACGCTCAACCAGCCCCGTTAACGCGGGGCTTTTTCATAGTTGCTCATCTCCCCGCCGCCGCTCTTTTTCACCTGCGCACACTCCTGACAGCGTTCAAAACCCAGCGGCTGCTCGTTCCATCGGCATGTCTTGCAGGTGCGGTCAGTCATCGTCAACGGCCCATTGGTGTATGAGTATCGACAGAAGGACAGCGTAAGTGGCTTCGTCAACGCTGCCTAAATGGAAATACACAATCCCTATCCCGGCCATCACCAAGCTGCAACTTTTTTGGATAACTCTCGACACTGCATCCCCTCCTATTTACTCGCCAACAAGCGCTCGATTTCAAAGTCGATATATCGCCGCGCTTTTTTCAGGTCTTCCAGCGCATCGCCCTTCTTGCCGGATCTCAACACATACTTGACCACGTTGCCCAAACAGAAATTAAGCTCTCGCGTCACCTGGATAACCTCGATAGGCTCCCCGCATTTGCACCTGACCCCGGTGTCCGTGTAATGCGGTGGATGGTTAACCATGTCGGCCAACTCGCCTTGCTTGTCGTGCGCCACTGTTGGCTGTCTTGATACGCAACCCTCATTACTGCACTGCAAAAAATTCCCGCTCCTCTCCAGTTCACTGCCGCAATAGCCACAACAAACAGCATCCATCACTCCACCTCCCCGTAAATATCCCCGCCTCTGCACTCGCTCTGCGGCAACTCGCCACTCGCGATGAGGCACGCCTGCGGACATTTATGCCGGTCTTGGCATCCCCGGCAGCATGCGCCGTCTTTTCCCCTTATTTCGCAGCGGCAGCGTGTTTTCATTTAATCCTCAAAATGTGACAGGCCTTGTTCGTGCATCTTCTGCGCTCTCCCTCCACCGTGGCGTTGTCCGTCCCGCACTCGCATACCCACTGGATAATTAGCGGGTAGCCGATAGGCACTTCACCGCCGAACTGTGCTGCGAGGTCGATGTAGTATTGCCGCCATTGCTCTTCGGTTGGGTACATGGCATCACCAGTAACAGATTTGCGGCTTCTTCGCTAACGGCCACACTTCGTTGTCAGCGTCAAAACCCATTTCACAACGTCTCGCAACCATCCGTTCTTTTGCGCGGTTCGGCCTCCCGGTCATTTCTCGGTTCCACTCGTTGGGCGTTGTCATCTGCTCCCAATGGGGCCGGTTGTTCTCCGCTCTCGGATTGTGCTTTCTGCCGTGATGATATGTGCGGCTCATGGCATCACCTTAAAGACCGTCTAGCCACTCTACGCCGCGATAAAACACCTCATCGTAGCGCGGTGGCATCACTGTGCTTTCCTCACGGAGCTTCTTTTTCGTCGCTATAGAGCGCTTGATTCTTTCCCGCGCCTCTTCGCGCAACTCTTCGACTGTCATACACGCTCCATAAAAAGTGCCGCTGCTACTTTGGAGAGTAACAGCGGCTACAGGAGGAGGAGGAGGGCCAGTGCTTACGCGCCACTGGCAGACGCCGCACGGCCAACGCGGTATGTCGCCGTTATATGCCCGGAGGCAGAATAGGCTAAGGGCGCTACGTGGATTACCGTAACGGCCTTGTAACTCCGCCTCCACATGGAAGGTGAGCTAAAGATTTGTTTTGTGCCGGTTATGTGTCCGGCTTGGGCGTTTCGTCCCCAACATTCGCCACAGAGGTGTTTTAACACATGGGCCTTTTGTCACGAGTTGCCGCTGGATCGTCACCGCCTCACGGACGGGATAGGATTTGTCAGCGGTACTATCTTTGCCGCGCCGCAGGGCTAACGGCACCGTCACGCTAATGACGGGATGTAAATTATTCATCAAACGGTCCCCTCTACCCCTTGTCCGGTGTCAATAAGGAACCCCGTTTCCTCACATCCTCCGCACATCAAATCCTTCATCGGGACATTCGCAGGGGAAACATATATGTACCGTGCAAGACATTTTACACAAATCATTTCCCGCGTCACCGTCTCCATGTCGCGGTCAATATCAACAACCTTTCCCATCTCCTCCACCTCCAAAAGCAAAAGCCGCTCCGAAGAACGGCCCCGCCTGTCAAATCGACCAGCTAGTGGTCAACGCTACCACCCTATGCGGTAGCTAAAAATTGTCTTCCCGGCTCAGTGTGTCGGCCATGTCGTGATACGGCTCTAAATCGTCGCTGTGGTCTGCGTAGTCCTCAAAATCACCTTGGATATGCCGCCAGTTTGCCATGTCGCCGCAACACCTGCGGTATAGCTTGCGTTTTAAGACTCGTAACCTGTCGCGCTCTTTGGGGTCAGTCGTCCAGGCAATACGCTGTATCTCGGCTTTGAGTTCCGCAACGTCCATGCCTCCCCCATAAAAAAAGGGCTGCGAATCTCTCCACAGCCCTGCGCTTACCTAATTCTCTCAAGATACTTTATAAGCTAACATCGCTAAAAAAAATTGTCAAGGGATTTTTGCATAACCTTTTAGTATATCGAATTTGCCGGTTTAGACAAAATTTTTTATTCGCCTTTATCGCCCTGCTCAGTCGTACCGTAGACAAGATCGGCAATATGCAAGCCAGAGTTTTCAAGCCTCCTCCTCGCAACCTCTTTCCAAAACGTCCTGTGCGGTTTTCTCAACTCCTTCGGTACCGGGTTGTAATCCTGGGTGCCGAAGTAAATTGACTTGATCGCCAGCGAATCGCCGCAGGATAAGAAGTCAATCGCCCATTCCAAAAACGTCCTACCTCCACCCCTGCCGCCTGTCTGCACCCTTTCTTCTGGCTGTATTGCGTCCGGCAATATTTCCGATTCATGCCGGAGAATCCATGCTGCCCTGAATACCCTGCGTTTCTGCGGCCATGTTAGCATCTGCGCTCCTTTCGCTATTGGTCGTTAAACTGCAACAATTTTGAATGGCAAACTGGCGAACCCGAACCAAATCATCCAGACGCCGATTAATGCCGCACCGCCACACACGACACTCTCGAGGCCAAACTTCCCTGTGAACCCAAGAGCCAGCCACATAGCCCCGAAACTACCAACGAGAAGCCACAGGCCGATTAAAATTGACACGCAACAACCGAAAATAGCCATCATCCCTCCTGCTGTTTGAGATAATCCACCAACCGCTCTCCCCTGCCCCATATCTGCTTGAGCGCCGCCAAGTCCTCAGCCATCCATGACGTTC